TAAAGCAGCTTTAGTAGACGGCTGCCACACGATACAACGCCTCGTGTGTTTAGCCTGCATAACAGGCACGTAGGATTCTTACACTAACAATAAAGCAACAGGGTTACCCAAGAAGCCCTGGTGCACAAGATAAGTTTACAAGTTGTCACGAATGGATGCTGGTCGGGGCGTGGAGCCACGAACACGGACATATTCGTCAGGGGTGTTGACGAAAGTCTGCCGACCCAACTCCTGCATTAACCAGGAATTTTTGGCCTCCAGAATATCCATTTGCCGTTGCAAATCTTCCTCAACTTGGGATTTAGCAAGAATCTTAGGTGGGTCAAAAGTCCAAAATGGGTGAGGATAACTCCATTTAGCTTCAGCGGAAGATCCACTGTTAAGCCCCACAATAGTAATATGGAATGCTGAACCAGAAGTAATAGTATTGGTCAGTTAAGATTCAGGTTCACATAGTTGACTGTGCTATAACCGGCAAGGCCGGCCAAGTCAACAACATACTCAAGAGCAGCGGCGCCTGATTGCCACACACTCTGACTAGTGACAGCGGTGGCAGTACCAGTGCCCACAGTGGTAACATTCACAGTAAAGGGCGAACCAGTGCCACCAACCGTAGTAATCATGTACGACAACACGTACCTACCACTGCGGTAAATAGGTAAGACGATATTAGAACTACCGTTAACAACGAAATTGCCAAAAACACCAAACGCGGTCTGCCCCTGCACCATAGCACCACTAATATCACTATTCGACACCGTAGACGTACTATACAATCGCAAAGTACGCTGAGTCTGTGGTGCTATGGGAATTTGAGATGCCACCAACTCAATTCCATAAGACACTCTAATTATGCCACACGACCCTGTAGAAGAGTTCATATTATTAGTGGCATATGTAAATTGTCCTGGACATATGGTACGGTCAGAACCGGCCGCTTTAGTGCCCACTATCAAATCTGAAGTGAAATAAAATTTGTAGGGCAACAATGATTTTTTCATTACGAGTGTAGTGGTGTCCCATGGTGAGCACAACTTCGCACCTTCATAATTCATCATTGTTAACTGATCAGTTGGTGGTCCCTCAGTGCAATCATACTCCATAGCCAACAAAACATTACCTATACTAGTTGTGGCATCAGATGTGACATAAGTGAAGCGTACATATTTCCACTTATACTCATCATAACCAACGGCTTCTTGTGAAAGCCATGGAAACAAAAGACCATTTGATGGAACCACAGGCGTTTGTTGTGCTACAAAATTAGTGGATCGTTGCAACATAAAGCACGTTTCAGTGTGATGAATTACGGTGCCTCTTGCACTACGAGTAACACGGGGTTTCCCCTCAATTATGTTAACGGACAAATTGTTTTGCGCTGTCTTAACTTTCGTACCCTTACCCCTCTTTTGTTTTTGTTTTTATTTTTTCCCGCCTTTCTTAATTTTCCTTACGCTCTTATCAGTTTTAGGCGGGTTACCATTTTTCGCATGCATGTTTTTATTCTGCTGTTTGCGGGACGGATGGTGGACCTTAGCCACCAGGCTGGGTTGTTGTGCCAAAGTTAAACCATTTGCACGTTGTTGGACCATACCGTCCAAAACCTTCTCCTCCTGTTGTGAGTTACTGAGGTCTTTCTCCATAGCACCAATAGCAGATGCCGTATTGCTCACATTGTGCCTATCATGCTCCACAGTGGCTCGATCACGACCCTCATCGACGTCACGCTCTAATTCAGCTTCCTGTTGCTTTAAGTATTTTTTGGACTTATCAAGGTACGCACTATAGTCGTTAGTGGTGGTCTTAGCAGTATCTCGATACGATTTAACCAAATTCATGGCAGATGGGTTCACATCAGGTTCAGACACATGCTTGTTTTTATGTCTGCGTCGCTTCGAATGTACTGGGGCAACTGCATCTGGATACGCTGCTGCCGCCAATGATTCTATAGTCTTAACTTGCGGTTTAACAAACCCATCGGCAAACCCTTTAGCCAAGTGCATAAACGCACCATAATTGGGGCCGGGATTAGGTTCAACACCTTCTCTGGTTAAGTCTTTTTTATAATCCATCAAGTGACTTGGACGGGGAACCTCAAAGGGGCAACTCCAGTACCTCAAAATGGGGGCCACATTGACCTCAAAATATTCTATAAAGAGCGAGTTGGTTTTACCACCAAACCCTCGCAACGTGGCCAAAAATTCAGTACTCATAAAAGTCCAATTGACAAGACCAGAGTCTTCCGCAACAGGAGGATATTTCAGCGAATCGGAATCGGTGGCGTCCATCCGATCTATTTCTGAAATACGAAACAATAACTCACGAACAGCATTTGCTATACTAACATTAACCAAACTGAACCCCCCTCTATCCAACGGGGTGTCCAATCCACGAAACCAAGGATGACCCTCGAAGGGCTCAAAATAAAACCAATACAAAAAGAAGGGGTGCAAATTAACAACCTCTAAAACAACGTCGTGCCAAGTCTTGCTAGCGCACCTATAGCCACAGAACCATTCTACCAAGTCAGACAAAAACCGCACATCACGGCAACTCATGAACTTAACAGGAAATTTCTTGTCCATATATTCGTCCAACGCAGAGTGACAAAGGACTGGCGCGCCTTTCAAATGGACCAACCCAGCATAATCCACTGAAAACAAGGCACAAAGGGGTAAAATCGTGTGATTAGGGAGAGTTGCAACCGCATCAGCCAATGCAGTGGACAAAGGCTGAAAGGAATTGGTCAACCGGCTTCCGTCGGAGTCGAACTTCTGCACAAAATCATAAAGACGCTCTAACAACAGACTACGAAGTTTGAGTTCATAGCTACGTGGAATACCAACACCGGGGTTACCAACACATTGAAGCAATAAAGCTGACTGGTCAATATGCTTGGGAGCAATATGATCGGTCTCGTCATGATCCACAAGATGACGGCCATTAGTGTAACTAGTTTTAGGTCTAGATGGCAAAGACCAATAAGGATTGTACGAAAGGTGCACATCTGTCGGAGTGCGCGACCCACCTATTAGGGTGGGCTCAAAACTGGATCTTCCCTCACCAGTAAGGGTCCCTGAAACCGGGGCCGGTTGCATTTTAAATAAATGTGAGCCAGATATTCCACTTAAGGGATAAACCACTACCCGCCAGAAGCACACGAATGTGTTTGGTGTGGGCCCATGGGAACAGAGATGGCTAATAATGCGATTACCCTCCAACTCTCGAAACAAACTGCCGAGGACCAGATGTATCCGTGTCATAGAGTAGCTGACACAACACATCATCGAGGTCCTCTCCCAACTTCGTATGCGACAAAGTCAGCTCCAGCATTTTCTGGAGCTCATCTGTCCACCCATAACGATAAAAAAGGGTGTTAGATGGATACGGTGTTGGCGTGTGACCGGCATATGTCATCTGCCAGTCTAATGGTAGAGGCCGAAAGGCTTCATGACCATCAGTCAAGTCTATTAAACGATCCAAATATGCACGGAGAGGGGGAATATGGCTGCACGCACCATACAAACCAAGAGCGGTACCTCGAACGAGACTCTCTCGTGACACATTCAGGGGAGGATTAATAAAGTAGCCCAGTTTACTCATCACACGGCCAGGTTTGGGGCCAAATGTGCAACCTTCAGCTGTTCTATAAAACAAATTGCTACAAAATTCAATCTCCTCTAAATTACGACGATGCTGTGCCTCACTGGCCAAACCATATCCAGACATCAAAGTAACCCAATCGATACGCTTGCCATTATAGAGTAGGACATCATCATCACCTTGCACCAATACCTTAAACTGTTTGATAAGGTCTTCTGGCGCTTTATCTGGGTGTGATCTACAAAAGGCATGGAAATGTACGGTAGCATTAATCAATGAATTACCGCACGAAGTATTAGGATCGCCAGATTTGCGCATACCTAGCCGAGAATACCTAATTCCTTTACTCGTCACTCCATTGGTTTTTAAATTGGCATTCAACAACATTCGGACGGCACGTGGTGCTCCAAACCATTTGTACACACGGTTTTCCTCCACGAGCAATTCAGTCCGGATAGACGAGTCAAACGCACTCATGTCATCTTCGTCATAGTTGTCACTTGCATAATCAATACATGCAGCCAATTTATCAGCACGCTTACCACTTGTATAAACAAAAGGGTTATCATCATGCCACCGTTTTTTGAGAACCATTTGAAACGCCATCATCCACGGGCCCACGAGCATAATAAACTCAGGTGATGCCCCCTGGATAAGACGGCATGCTTTATGTTTCCGTCCTAAAGGTGTTCGGTAAAGGTTATTCTCTACTTTAACAAACGCTTTACGGTAAGTATACTTATATAATTGCTGAGGAGTTAACTGTGTATTCTCGTCGATCCCTTCATCACGTAGCCGCTGCAAAGTTTCAGTTAGCACTTTCTTAACAGCGCTAGACGCATTAGTGTGCTTAATATAGTACTCCCCACTAACGCTTTTGATGCGGCGGCGCCGTCCAAACATCAACCCCCGATACTTGCGCATGAACCGGGAATAATCGGCAAGAACCTCCGGATCAGGTTCAGTTGTCTCTGCCAATATGCGTGCTTGAACAGCATCAATTTCATTTTGTAAATTTGGGCCATAAGCGACTGGTCGGTAGCCGCCTGACCCAATACCTAATAATTTTTGGGCGGGCAAAGATCGCCCAACCTCTATATGTTGTATACTAGGCAATTTCATAGTTGCTCCCCGCCGCATGGGTCTAGGTGCACTATGATTGACTGTTGTATAAAACGCCCGGATCATATCAAACCGCATAACATTCCAATTGAAGGCAACGTGTATAAACGCGCCTACGAGCGGCAACTTCCGTGAGTAAAAGGTGAAAGCATGAAACAAGACGCTTTCCCACTGATTCGTCAGAAAATACTCAATTAACCCAAACAGTACATAGGTCAAACAAGCTAAGGGATGACCACTAAAACAGTACCATAACACAGACTTCGCCATTTCTTCACAAGAGGCCCGTAAAACCACTAATGGACGCATAACCGCGCCCATCAGCAGCCCAAGGCACATGACGAATTGAACGGCCATAATGGCTGTCCATTGTCCAATTACGTTTTCAAGATCCTCAACACAAATTATATTCTCAGACGTTCGAGGAACACACCACTCACCCACGTCCACACTACATAACTCGTCGGCCATTACACGCGAAATGTTAGTATGTCGACAGTTAAGTGCGACGGGCGGATCCATGTTCAACCTCGAAGGTAACATACCAGAATACAAATATGAGTATGGTTCATACACATCAACAGAGAATGAACCAAAAATACTTGAAAACCCTAATGTGGTTAAAACGGAAGGATTAAGACCATAACTGTGAGGCAACAGATCAAACGGCGACTGTAACATCACCAAAACTGTGGCTATCAACATAACAATCACGGCCAAAAAGGAATAAGGACGCAAATCACTGTATGTCTCAGTGACAAGCAACCTAGTCTCAGACATAGCACTCCGATGTTCACGTAACGACACTAAGGGACCATACATATGCAAATCAGCATACACTTCCTTACTACAGTCTATGGTGGTGGACCAATTACGTGTCCATTGCACCAAAGCTTGGTACTCTTTGAAAGTACCAACACGCCCTGCCCAAAACTTGGATGTTTCGGCCACGTAAGTGGAGGGCAGCTCAACGGTGTTTACTCCGTTGCCATAAGCCAAAGATACAGGGACAACATCATCAACACTTAAGGTCGACCATGGTATCATAGACAATTTAGGTAATTCATAAGGCAGTACAGTAACCTTAGTTTGACGGACAACCGCGTCACTCAACAGTTGACTCGATCGTGAATCTTTATCATAGACTAAATCTGGCACAACCTCGTGCTCTTCAACAACTGGATGACGCTCATGAAAAGCGACATCAGGGACTGCCAATCCCAAGAAAACACGGGGTCCAAAGACATAATGAACAGGCCCATTCGGGTTGTTGTGTTGTTCAAATAAGGGCGTGACAATATCATTGGCTGCGCAATAATGACAGCGCGTATATACGTTAGTCAACCGAATAGCTTCCCCAGGCAACAACTCTGCTGGCACAGGGATCGGTTGGTTAAACACTGGGTTTTCAGGTGTCCAAATTGGACTAACGCGAATTGCAGCACATCTGACGCACTCAGACGTGTTACAACAAGTAGTACGCACCATTTTAACATAATCACGGGTAGAGTTTACATCGCCGTTGATATGCAAACACATTCGACACTGTCGAGCGTTAGTATATGGTGTCAAAAATTGTGTTATCTCAAATATAGTTGCTTCCGTTACTTCTTGCTCGACGCGCGCCTTAGTGTAACGGACCAGTAGGATCAGCACCAAAATCACTAACATTAAGGACGCAGCTGTTAGTGTTAATCCAAAGGGAAATTGATATGTAGTTAACGCGCCAGTGACCAGCTGGTACAGCATATCCGGAGCCCCATTCCCAGGTGAGTAACCGGGGCCAGTCAGGGTATTCAGCCCCAACCTAGCATTTTTTAGAAAAACGTCATACAAAAACCCCCGCATAGTGAAGTGAGCAGCCCGACTTTTCGGGAGGCTAACCCTTTGCTCAACTGGTAAACCAGTTGGTAATGAAATGACATCGCCAGTGGAGTGATGACCTGACACCTGACGAACGGTGTCAGGGGACAGTACAGTGGGAAGTACGCGGGAGACAAATGCTCTATACATTATATTACAAAGCAAAAAGTGCAGGTTAAAATATTTACAACAAAGTACATGCAGTTTCATGGGAAGTTTCAGAATGCCACACAAATCTTTAAGTTAAATCAGGTCTTCAGGTATATGTTGCAAGTCTAGTGTGTGCGCTTGATACTAGCGCACACAGTAGTGGGCGGGACGGCCCGAGCGAAAAGCTGTATGGGACCTCATCGCACTCAGGGTCGTAGGTACCCCCGAGCTTGACACGACAGCAAAAGCGAGTGCACGGCTGGCGACCATGACCCTCGAAATCGATCGGCTAAACCGACGGGGAAGGAGCTTTTATTGCAATTACCCCCTTCCGATTAAAACCCGAGACCGCCCTCGGTAAAAC